GCCTTGTTAGCTTCGGCTGACTTACCCTCGGCTTCTAGGCGTTTCACATATGACTCACTCAGGGCTGTACTTTGTTTATAGCCCTTTTGCAGGTCTGCTAAACCTGAGTTGTAATACTGTAGCTTTGACTTGGCTCGTTCTAGTTGACCGCCCATACTGTCATATGACCGACTAGCTTTGTTAATTTGGTCAGTCAGCTTTAAATATTGTTCTTCACCATCTTTAGTATCCCTGTTTAGGCCTGATTGGCGAGACTTCAACTCATCAATTTTAGACTTTTGCATCTCCATTGATTTAGCTAAGCCATCTACCCTAGCTGAGGCCGCCTTTTGATACTCTCCGGCTGATTTTAAGGCCGTCTCTTGGGCTTTCCAACCACTAGTGTTAGCTTTAACCTCGGCTGTCAACGTCTTTAGTGATTTAACTGACTCGGCAACGTCTAGGCCAACTTTACTGGTCATCTCACGACCGACTACTTTTTTAGCCATTCTTTTTAACCTCCTTTATTCAATCTGTCTAGGCACAAACGCTTATAGACCGTATGTCTGGTTGATAGCCTCTAGTGGGTCAACTAACTCAGGTCGGTCTTCCTTCTTACGAGCGTTTAAACTAGCCATTAAACTAAAAAAGGAACTATCATCGAATTCTTTCGGTGATAATCCCTCTGTCAGTAATTGTTGAGCTAGCAGGTTGAAGTCTTCCTGTTGGTTCTTAAGCTTTAAGACTTCCTTTTTAAGCTCACCGTTGCGTTTGTGCCGGCTTATTTTGACGACTTAGCATCTGCGATGGCTTTACGTTGCTTTTGTTCAGACAGTTTAATATCAGCGTCTGAGATACCGTTTAAGCGCATAATTAGATAGCCGACACCTTCGCCAAAACGTTCAATTGAGACGGTATTGTTAATCGTTTCCATTTGTTTGTCAGTGTATCCCATAACCCGTTGCACAAAGTCGGCCATATCGTCTTGTAATTCTAGGCCGTTCTTCATCGCGTCTAGTTCAGTGACTTCTTTTTCAGTGTCCTGTGATTCCAACATGCCAATTTGAACCTTGGTAGCCAGTCTAATGATATTGTTAGTTGGTGTTACATCAGCCGTCTTGTTGATTTTAAAATAATTTTTAGCATTAATTTTCATAATTATTTGTACCCCTTTATTTAAATTTTTATGTATTAAAAGGCCACCCAGTTGAGGGAAGCCTTTAAAATGTTACTAGTGACCAGTCGTACCGCCAGTTGCACCGCTGGTTGACTTAGTGTAGCCACCAAACGTTTCAGCCATAAGCTTATCCAAATCAAAACCAGTATCGGTTGACTTGGCAATCATGTAAGGTTGTTGTACCCCATTGGCTGCTAAGAAGATGTCAGGCTTTAACGGCGTTAAGACAGTACCATTTAGAGCTGTTGAGTAAGCAGCTTCATTGTTGGTATCAGTACTGTTGTTAGATGCTTCTTCAACGAATTCGATATTGTTAAAGCATTCATAAATTGAGATGTCGCCATCTAATGATTGTGATTCGGCGATCATCGCAACATGTGGCTTAGGTAACTGGCGAACCCAAGCACCTGTGTTAGGATTTTGTGTGAACCCCTTTAGCATCTGGTTAATCTTGAAGTCTAAGTCTAAAGCAGTTAAAGCCAGTGTAGGCATAGACTTACCATAGCTAACCCTCTTGATTTGGCCGTTACCCCAACCAGCTGTACCAGCGGCTTCAATGGCGGATACGTTAATTTGGCTAAAGCCTTCACCTTGATGGTCAGCAACATAGATGCCGTCAGTAGATAGACCTTTGGTAGCGTCTTTAATTAAGTCGCCATTATCGTCTAGCAAAGCAAAGGTTGCTTTGACAATGTTGTGTTTTGACATTTATAAATCTCTCCCTTTAAATCATTTCGTTTTTAGTTACATAAATTGTTTTCGTTACTTGGTTTGTATCCGGATCAGTTGTGTGGTGCTGACTAGATACAATTAACCAGCCGGCCTCTTTAAGGCTCTTCATCAAAGCTATCTCAGCTTCCAATGGATTAAAGTCATCTGCTAGGTCAACCTTGTAGAAGATTTGAATCTCAACACCCATTGATAACCCTTTAAATGTGCTGTTGGCTAGATAGGCCGGGCTTGAATCGGTCTCTTGCAATAGCATGACTGTACTATCAGTGTTGTCTAAATCATCATTAGGTATGGCATTAAGGTAGATTTTATCAACCCACGTTAAATTGAGGGAATCAACTAGGCTGGCTACCTGTGAGACTGGTAATAACACTAGTCATCGTCCCCCTTCTTATATTCATCTAGCATGGCATTGAAGATGTCATCTTGGCTGTCGGCTAAGTTCTGGTCAACAAAGTGGTCAGCTTTAATGTGCTTAGTACCATCGTTTAACCGCATCGCGTTCATATCGTGGTACTTATTGGTCCAACCTACAATGGAAGAGCCATCATGTTCACCGTCTATGTCATTGCTGTTATAACTTATATTGTCAGCCATGTGTCCGTACTTCTCATCTTTATGTGAGCTGTAATGTTTCTTTCTCGTGACTTCCGTTAAGTTATCAGCTAGCTTCTTAGCACCAGCTTTGGTTATCTTCTCTTGTTCAGCCTCGTTAGGGACTAGCTTGTGGACGTCTTTAAGCCAACTTTCTAATTGGTCGCTTATAGTGTCTGCCATAACTAGGCCCCCTTAGTAACTAGCTTTAAAGTCAGGTAGTCGTAGGCTAGATAGCTGTTTGAATCGTCCATGCTGTCGTTAACTACACTGTATAGGCTGCCTTGATATTTGCATTTAATACCCTCTTTAACGGTGCTGTTATGACGTATAACGATCACGACCTCATCTAATTGCTCGGCTGTTAATTGGTAGCTACTAGCAATGCTCCTCGTGTAAGGGGCACACCATAAGCTGGCTGTTACTACAAACGTCTGCTTACTAGTCCCGTTAACAGGATTTTGAACAGTTTTAGTCGTGCCTATTTGAAGCTTCCTGTTAAAGCTGGCCGGTGTAAGTTTATTTAGAGCCATCGGTGTCAGCCTCCTTAGCTAGACAGATTGAATTGAGATGGTCAACCATTAATATGACTGCTTTAGGTTGGCCGGTTGCTAAGTTACGGTCATAATAAAGTGACTGACACAATGTGATGATAGCCCGTGTATAAAGGGGGTTATCAACAATGTCCGGGTAAATGGCTAGCTCGATTGAGTCATCTATAATAGCTTGAGACCCATTTAATAGGGCTGTAACAGTGGCTAGCTCTTCATCAGTCTCATCTATATGCAACTCGTCACACACCTGCTTAGCTAGCGTTTCATCAATCTTGATTAACATAACCCGCTTTAATTAGCCGCCCTTGCGTACTGTTTATTTAATTGGCGACTAGATTAGCTTGGCCTATTTAACTAGGCTGGCTTTACTGTTGTTGTACTAGTGGTTGTAGTAGTCGGTGCTACTGTTGTTGTACTAGTAGTCGTGTTATTTGGTACTACTCGCAAAGTTTAAGGTTAAGAACTTACCAGCGTCAGGGTCAGCAACGACTGTATCTTCACGGACAATTAATTGAAGTTGTTCGCCGTATACGTAGTCGTCAGTCCATTTAACACGTAAGTCCTTAAAGTCGGCTACCGTTACAAATGAATGAACAGAACCAACAAAGGCAACTTGGTCACCATCTTTAGCACCTAAGCGGGTGTCTTCAACGACATAAACAGGTGCACCTAAAATGGCTTTACCAGTAGCACTAGCAATGTCATCTTGTAATAGATAGCGTCCTTCATTGTCCTTTAAAGTATCCAAGGCATCATAACCAGATTTAGAAATAACTACAACCCGATTAGAATACTTGTAAGTGTCGTTATAAGCCTTCTTAAAGTCGTCAAATGAGGTTACTGTTGAAGCAGTAGCGGTCTTTAAAGCTGAGGCAATATCGGCATTCAAAGTGTTGTCATGAATTTGGGTAGCATAGTCACCGATTAATTGTTCGATTTGAACGTTTGAATCAGCATCATCAAGTAATTCTTGGCTGACCGGAATGGCACCGCGATAGGTCTTCAACTTGTAGTCAACACCTGATAACGCCATCTTAGCTAATTGGGGATTTTTAGCTAATTCTTCGGCCGTTGCTAAGGTCGTGTCAGTAGCTGACAATACAGGCAACGTACCAGCTGGTGCATTAACACTAATATGGTTAGCTAAGCCTACTAATTCGTTTGTGTTGGCTGGCTTTTCAATGGCTTGTAAGACGGCATGTGGTAAAGCTACACCGTTTGAGCCTGTGGTTGTACCATCGGCAACTGTTAAATCACGCTTCGTTAAATAGTTGACAAAGTTATCTCTTTCTAAATCATTACCTGACTTTGGTTTAATTTGCTTCATTGTTCCATCTCTCTTTTCAAGTTTAGTTTTATTTGAGTCTTGTTCTAATTCTGAATCATCTGAGCTATCGTCATCGCCGGAATCATCACTAGAGTCATCTGAATCATCTTCATCATCTCTAGTTTGTTCATCTGCTGATTGGTCAGCTGGTTTAGCCATTGATTGAATAGCTTGTAAAACTTGGGCTACTACTTCAGGCGATACTACTGCTTCGCCACTCGTTGGTTCACTAGCTTGGCTGTCCTTAGTGGGTGCTTGTGATTGTGTAGCTTCACTAGCTTGACTTTGAGCATCGCTAGCAGGTGCATCTGATACCGGTGCTTGACTAGCTTGGTCTTTATTTTCTGCCATTATTTGGTCTCCTTTATCATCGTTGTTATTATTGCTTTCATTACTTTCACTGCTTTGGGTCGCAATCTTGTCTAATGATCGCTGTAACATTAAACTAGTCTCGGTATAGGCCGGTAAACTAGTGATACTAATCTCTTCCACTAAGCCAATCTGATTAATCGTGTGCACTTGTACACCGTTCTGAACTGACCATGAATCATCTTCAATTGTGAATCCAAAAGACATGCCTTTTAAGTTGCCGTTTAAAATGTCGGTATAAACGTCATGTCCTAGTTGGGTATCTGGTAAGGTGGCTGTAAAGTCTAGGCCGTTATCGGTGAGGTCTAATTGAAGCGTGCCTGAATCAGTCCTAGCTAGAATATTGCCAAAATCATGACTGTACAATAGTTTGACGTCTGATAGGTCGACCCCATTAAAAGCTTGGTCACTAATGACTTCTACAAATGGCATCGGCTGAGAAGGTTGGTCAAATACTACAGCCACACCACTAATAACATGTTGAATGTTCCCTTGGTCATCTTGTACATCACGTGTTTTAAAGGTGGCTGGTAATGAACGCACGTCAATTTGATTGTTGTTCTTCGTTGTTGTTAATGTCATCTTGATTGATTAACCCCTTTCTAATTAGTATTGCTTGTGCCTGACTAGGTGTTAACACAGGTGTTTGACCACTAGTTAAGCTGGTAATCATTGATATTGTTTGTGAGCCGTCTACATCGGTGCTGTCCCTAATGTTCAGCTTTAAATCGGGTAAGTGTAGCTTAAATGCTAGTTCGCTGATTAATGGATTGATATACCTGTTCAATGAGCTGGCGTAGAACGACATAATCTGCTGACTATTACTTTGTGCGTCTGCTTTATCTCTGTTTAGATAGCTAGATGGTACACCGAACGACTCAGCTACACGGTCTGCTCCCCAGTCGATTGAGTTAAGGAACTTAGCCACGTCAGAATTTATCTGAATAGTTGATACGCTAGCCGATTGGTCAACGACCATCACTTTACCGGCGTTGCTTCCACTATTGGCTTGTACAAACGCATCTCGTATGGCGTTCTTAGCTTTTCTATCTAGCTGTGCGTCTGGCACACTGATTACAGCACTAGGATTAATTGCATTAGCGATTGTGCTTAGGGTTAGCCGGTTAGCGTTGTCAGTCACAGCAATTGAATCGGTTAGGCTTTGTAATGGACTAGTACCAACAAACAGGTCATCGTTAGTTACTTCCCCAGTTGGCATCAATTTAACGTGTATCATCTCTGAATTGTCAGCTAGGACTGTTCCACGCTCGTCACAAAAGTCTATTTCGTAGGATACTGAGCTATTGTCGTCAGCTATCATGATAGTCACACAACTAGTTGGTACTTGTTCTAGCCATTGTGCTACACCGTTCTGTGAGTGGATTAGCAGGTAGGAATTACCCGTTAACAGCAATTGGATAACGCTAGATTGCCAGAAACTATAGCCATTAATCAGATTAGACGGCTGTTTTAACAGCTGCTCATACATCCCAGCCCCTTGAAAGTCACAACTAGCAATATCGCTTGAAATTAGGTTAATCATTGAGAATATATCCACATTTTTGAGTGCTTTGCCAGCATTGATAAAGTCTTGGGGCACTAATTTACCGCCAATACTGGCAAAACTAGGTGAATATGACTGACTAGGAATGTACTTTGTCCGTGTCTGCAAATTAAATGGGTTTAAAATACTCATTTAAATCCTCCTTTCATTCGGTTTTGCCTTCTTTAGGGCTTAAAATGTAGCCAACTACGATCAAAGCCAGCCCTAAAATGAGCCAACCTAAAGGTGCTGCTACTAAAAAGGCCGATATCACAATGGATAACAGACCTAAAACGACTAGAATGAACGGTGTTAACGCCCACGCTAGCTTTAAAATGTCTTTAAATTTCATCGTTATACCTCTTTCACGTATGCTAGAAGCCAAAATTGTTGATAAAGTATTCTGATACATCCTCATTAGACTTGCCTTTGAATGGGTGCTTGCTAGTTACCTCTGGTTCATTCCGATTTGGGTCGGTATACCAGTATTGAGACTCACTTAAAGCGTCTATGATGGCATCAACACAGTCTATTTTCTGGCTTTTGGCAAACTTATCTATTTTGACACCGGCATTGGTCGGCCATACAATCGCATTGCTTAAACTGGCCGTTAAAATTGGGTCATCGTTGAATGTGATTAGGCCACGTATAAACATTTTCTCTAGCAATCGTGTAGGCTGATTTAGTGATGAGACCTTTTGAGCTAGACTGATAAAGGGTATCTCTGGATTGGCCGCTTCTAGCATGTCGATTAAAACTTTGGCCGTCCATGCGTCATAGACAAAGGCCTTCACATTAAGGTTATGCTGTTCAACATAGCTATTAAAGTAGGCGGCTATTTCATCGTCATCTATAAAGCCATCTTCATTATGGCTGATTGAAGCGAACCCTTTATCATGGGCTAACTGGTAATTTATATTGTCTCGTTTAGACTTAATCTCAATTGAGCCCTGACTATGAGCGGTCGGTACAAATGAATGCTGAATAATGTGCACCTTTTGCTTATCACCGTCAAAATAAGGGAATAAAAAGGCTAGTGAACTATCATCATCAAGGTGTGACAAATCTAGGCCGACGTATGCGTCCCTGTTATCAATGTTAAATGGGACATCTGATATGGCCTTGTTAATATCGTCCAATTCTAGGAACTTAGATTGACTCACTTTAAGCCACATGTTTAAATTTCTGTTTTGGAACCATGTTAGCCTTCCTGCTTGTTCCTGTCGGTCTTTTTCAGCATTTAGACCAGCCATCAACCTGTCGTGCATACTGGGTAAATCTAGTAGTGGATTGCTCTTAACCCATAGCTCAGGCTTGCTAGTCTCATCAAGGCTATCCTGTTCCCAACATAAAAATAGTTCATTATCTGATTGCCTGTTATTGTCCTCTGATACAGTCTTAGATAGCCGTTTATAGTCGGCGTACATAGGCACATTTGAGTTCTCGTATGCTGAGCTAGTTGCAATAATCTGCTTATTGAATTGGTGCACGTTACCACTAGACATACGGCTAATAACGCCATCGGAATAAGCTGGGTCACCGTACTCATCTAGGACTGATAAAGTAGCGTGCAGTGAATCAAACTTACCTGAGCCGGCTGTTAATCTGAGTATCTGGGACTTATTGCTGAATGACTGGATTAAATCAGCACTAGCGGCTATATTCTGCTCATCTATCAGGCGTTTAAATGGCGCTAGGTTTTGGCCTAGATAATCCAATGTTTATGATAGGTACCGCATACCCTTTTTACTAATCTTGTCATTTGTCCCCACATAGGCAAAGTCTAAATTTTTCTTGTTTTGATTCTCGATTAAATAAGCGTATGTTAATAAAATGTTGACTAAATAGGTCTTGCCATTAGTACGGCCGATTGATAAATAGACGTATGTGAATCTCTTTTCACCGGTCTTACTACGCCAACCATTAATGAGGGCTAGTATTGCGTCCTGCCATAATAGCAGCGGTGTAGGTATGCCACTTTCAACGTCCGGACACAGCTTACTAAACTTGATGATTGACCTGACTGCCTTTAAATCATACTTGTATGGGAAGCTATCTAACTTGCTTCTCTTTAGGTCATTTAAATGCCTGAACATGGCTAGCTTGATTTTTCGTCCTGCTATCTGTTTACCACTAAGTACCTTGATAGCGTATTTAGTTGCTGGGTCACGGTATTCATTTTTAATATCGTCCCAATAGCCTGCCTTATCTAGCTTGATATATTCTGAATCTGGTTCAACGCCAGTCTGATTAAAGTTGAACTCTTTAATGTCAGCCTTACTAGAAGTCAATTGAATCACCCCCATTTAGGAGGTCAGCCATTGACTGTTCTTTATCGGACGCTTTAGGTAGCTTTGCTAACTCGGCTCTCGATTGAGGGCTTAATCCTAGTTGCTGGCCTAGCATGTTTAACTTAGCGGTGGCATCACTGAGTGTTTTAGTCGCTGGATTGCTTTTATAGCCTTCAAAGTGGTGTTCATCAATCACTTCGCCAGTTGGAGTCATGATGACCTTAAACAAGGCATATTGAATACCGTTCTTCTTAATATCCTCATAGGCTTCTCTTAATATCTGGTAAGAGAAGCAATAACTCTCGACTAAGGCTCTATCAGATTCCTCTAATTGGCCCCCTATTAATGGCATTAACCTAGTCCACATTGACCTGCCAGTTGCCTTAAGATATTTCGGTGGCGTTTGATTAATCTCATTACCATTTGTTGCCATATATTGACATGACCTCCTTTTCTGCGTATTTATGTATGCCCCCTGAATGCCTGCTTAGTAAGCTTCATTTGAATTGGTCAATTTAAGCTAGTTGCTTTATATGCCCCCTATTTATGCCTGCTTTTAGGTTGCAACCGTCTAGGAATGCCGTTAAATCAACCTTTAGGTATCCTAACTAGGTCCCCCCCTACTAAAATATTTCAAATTTAAACGCATAAGGAGACACCTTGTGTATGGTGGTTGCTCTTCCCCTAGAACGTCGGCGGGGGGGCTTTTTGCATAGTACAGATTATAAATTTCTGCTTATGACTAGGTAACAATAATAAGTTATGCTAGATGGATTTCTCTCAAATTTAAAATTGAGAATGCTGTTAGACCGGCTTTTTAGTTGGGGTCAATATAGAGCAACCATCCTAGCTTCATTTCTTTCACTGTATGGGTGAGCAAAGTTGGCTCAACATAGGGTAGCTTCCCCTTAAATAGGCCGAATAAAAAGGCCACCTAGTTGATTAATCTAAATGGTCTCCCTTAGTGTGCTAACTTTGTCCTAGTATCTCTTTCATCCTAGCTTGATTTGTCATTACTGCTATCATGTCATGGGTTAGGCTTCGACACTCATCTGTTCTAGCTAAGTCGCTTAATGTGGGTTGCTTGAACTCGCCATTGACAACCACCACTTTAGCTGGGTCGATTAAAGGGTTGGCTCTAATGAATTGCTCCTTTGCTTGCTTCATGGTAGCTTGTTCATCCTCATACTCATTGACCCAACCTGACAATACCCAATATCCGTCTTGTGTATGTGCTACTTCCATGCTACTTACCTGCTTTCCTTTTAGCTCGTTCACTATACCGTTTCAATTGCTGGCTGACACAGTTGTCTACATAGTAGTATGCTAGTAGTGCTAGGATACAAATGGCAATCATAGTACCGACTGCACACCATATCATCACCGTCAGCAGTAGTTGTAATGTTGGTCCGTTGAACAATGGCACTAAACTGGATAGTCCCAATATGCCTGTTACAATTAATGCTCTTGCTAGCCACTTAGCTTGATTGAGTATTAGCTCTATCAATACTGCTAGGTTGTCTGATTCATTCTTGTTTAGTTCTTCCACTTGTCTGCCACCTTCCGTATTGTCCTATCCGATTGCTCATTACCTTCATGCACATCTTTAACCAGCGCTCTTAAGTCAGCTTGCAATACCCGTCTGTTCAATTCATTGCCTTTATGGATGGCTTCAACGTCTGCCCGTGTAATCAGTTGTGGGTACTTAGTCATCATATTTAATCTGCCACCTTTTTGATTGCCAATCATCTATGGTTGGATTCCACATGCCTAAATACTCCCATGTTGTTGGGTCGTTTACTTTAGTTCCCCATAATTCAAGCGGTGCTGAGTCTGGGTAATCTCTGCTTAATCTAATTTGAGCGCCTGACATGGTTCCTTCTATATGGGCTGATACCCCTTGCTTGTTTAGCTTTAGTAATTTGTTTACGGCGTCTAGTAAGTTCATTTTAGTTTCTCCTTTATCACTTTGGCCCACCATTCTCGACTAATATGGGCTAGCTTGTTATCTCCATTTTGACTAGCTTTAATGAGCTGTTCTAATTGCGTCTTAATGTTGTGACAGCGATAACACAGCGTCCACAGGTTGTCTTTATCTAGCTTCTCGCTTGGGCTAGCTTTAAGTGGATGGATATGGTCAACTATCTTCCGGTCATCTAGTGCTTGCCCACATACTTGGCATGTTGCTAGGTCACGACTATAAATGTAATCTCGCATGTGTTGCCAACTAGTTGAATGGTAGAACGCGTTAGCTTCCGGGTCTCTAGTTGTGGCGTTATAGTGAGCCATATGAGCGTTTGCTAGTTGCTTCCCTTTAGTCGTGCTCTCTCGTTTGGTCTTAGTGCTGATATAGGCCTTTTTACGTTCTAGGCTAAGTTTTTCATGAGTTGGGCAGAAATCTACATCGGCCTTGACTAGTTTGTCGCACCGTCGCCAATTACAATGCTTTAATCGCATGTCTTTTCACCTAACAGTTTAATTGTTTCATTTGATTGGTCTAGCCACAATTGTGCTTTAGCTTGTTCCTTGATACATTCTCGAACAAAGCTGTACTTATCCTTGTTACTAGCTTGGTTAAAGGCTCGTATGATAGTGCCTTGGTAGTGTACATCACTGTCTGCTAGTAACTCGTTGACTAGTTTGGTATGTGAATCAACCCAGCTTTGAATATCACCTCGTTGGTCAATTATGCTAAATAGTGAATTTAAACTGTTCAAAGTATACAATCTAGAATCACGCTCTCTGTCGGTGACTAGACTGAATTTATCTGAATGCTTAACTGCATAAGCAGTAACGTTTCTAAGTCGGCGCTGATACTGCTTGGCATTAATCTTAAGCACGGCCATCGTTTCTAGCTTGTTGTATCGTAAGGTTAGGTCAACAAACAACCTTGATTTATTGGTAGGAAACTGAGCGACTACCTGTTGTAGTTTAAACTCTGATATGCATGTTGTATTTCCGTTGTCATCGGCTAGTTTGATAATTCCGGTTGAGACGTCCTCTAGTTCAGCTGCATGTTCCATCTGTGCCCTCTTACCAAGTTGCTTATAATGTTTGCTAATTAAATCTAACCGTCCATACGTAATTGCCCAACCTAGGTTAGCATCATGTGTTGTAACTAGCTCTGCCAATTGACTAGCTGTGTATTTCTTGAATCGATGGCTAATTAGCTCGTTTAATAATTCTTGTGTAGCGTCTTTATCAGATAGCTTTAACTGGTTGGCGGCTAGATGAACGTTAGTCTTAAATGTGCGCCATTTTAGCAGGTTGTTTAGTGTATTTTCGTTTATCATTTATTCAAGCCTCCTAGAATGGTAAATCGTTGTCAGATATGGCAATTTCATCAACTGCTTTATCAATACTGCCCATATCCAAGCCAGTTGATGGGTGATCCTTAATGGTTGGCTTATCAGGCATTGATTGAGTACTAAAGTTGTCAACATGGGTCACATTAATTTGAGTAATTGTAATTGGAAAATCTAGGCCAACAGACTTTTGATATGTGCTTAGATTTCCAGTTAAAGCCACGCTATCGCCTTCGTGTAAAAAGTCACCAATCTTGCCATAGCCAATAAATGCGACATTATCATATTTAGCTTTGCCTGTTTGAGGGTCCTTTTGCCGGTATATTCCGATGGTACCTAAAGCGACCTTTGTGTTGTTTGAGTTACTTGTTTGAGTTAAGTTTAAAATCTTGCCTGATACGTTTACTGTATTCATTATTTATTTAATCTTCCTTTCGATTCTCTTTAGGTTTTGCTTTACGTCATCTAGCTTTTCTGACATCTCAATGTTGCTCATTAACTGCCATGCTAGTAGTAAGCTGATAAATATTAATAGATAGTCCATTTTAGGCTGCCACCTTTCTAGTTTCTGCTTTGCTAATTCGTTTAAACGTTATTCCGTTTTTCGTCCGTCCACCGTGAACTAAATGTCCCTGAATGCAACCGGTTGATAGCCCTAGCATTTCTGACATCTCACGGATTGAACTAGCCTGCAGGATAACTGATCCGTCCTTATCTAGTGCGATACATGCGTGCCTAATTAAAGCTAGTCTATGTGCACTTCTTAAATTGTCTGCATGTGTGCACCGTCTGAGATTAGACAGTCTGTTGTCAGACCTATTAGCGTTGATATGGTCAACATCGGTCAATGAGCTAGCTTCGGCCTTACTAATTGGCATAAATGTATCCATGACTAGCTTGTGAACCAACCTAGATTGGCCGCCGACTGTCACGATGGTATAGCCTAACTTGGTCTTGCCGGGCTTTAAAATCCGACCTGTTTTATCATTTCTGACGTTGCCTAGTGTTGATACGCTGTAGCCTTCGTACGGGCTAGTTCTGAATATTTCTGCTTCAATTAATTTGTTTTGCATAATTTTTCTTCCTATTCTATTGTTTATTTTTATGTACTTGCCTTAATCAACCTTATGTACCTATATTAGGCCGAACCTAAGACTATTAAATTTAATGCTAGAGAATATTCCTGCCCTTTCCTTACACTTTGTAATATAAGGATGCCGACCTGTTTATATCGGCTTTTTCAAGCATTTTATTTATCTTAAGAAAAACTTAATTAAATCTAGGCAATAAAAAAAGAGCCCTCAGATTGAGAGCCCTAAAGGTGATTTATTTAATTACTGATTTATCATACAAGACTTTTGTGTTGCTATTCAGACTATCTGGTAGCTTAACGTAGTCTCGGACTTTGCTAGCCGGGCCAAACACTAGGCCCTGTGCATCTAGCCAGCCGATGACGTCTAAGCTAGTCAACATTCTTCTATAGTAGATAGACGTGTCCGGTTGCTCATAGTTTTTCGGCATCCTAGCTGGTTTAAAGTATGGCTTAAGCTGATTAATCATGACGACCTTGTGCATCCTTACATCGGTTGCTAGCTTCTCCATTTGGTTCACTGTTGGTGTAACAACTAGCCAGTTATTTAGGTTAGCAAACACTTGTTCAGCTAGTTCGTAACCGTATTGACAGGCAATGGCTAGATATGGCAAGCTAGTTGCCGGTGTCATCTCCCGGTTTAGACGTTCCGGGTGAATGCTGCTAGTGTCGTTCAGATTGGCTAGTTTATAGACCGGCGTCATACCAGTATAACCTGATTCGTTATGCTTAGCTTTAACTACTGTCATCTTATCTAGTTTTGCATCCTTGTTGAGATGTGACCAGTCTAGGGGCTGAATGATCTCAGCTAAAGCTAGGTATCTCATTAGATGTCGGACATCATGTTCACTAAATTTAGACTGAAATGATTTGGTCGTTGACAGATAAATGACCTTTGTGGTACATTGGACAGTGAAATAAGAGCTATCAATAAACTGGTTAGATGGCTGTTCAAGGGTTAGCTTATACAGTGTTTTGAGCACCTGTGCTAAACCTTTAATTGACCGAAGCGGCGTTGACAAGCTAGTACCTTTAGCGTTGTCTTTGATAAACTCTATGTTGCTCTTGATATAGTTCTCTGTATTCATTATACAGACCTCCAAATAAATATTATTTTAGACAAAGTGTGCAAGACTTTGTCTATTTGTGTTACTCAATAAATACATATTAACACCAATTTTAAAAACTGCGCAATTTTACTAGAAAAATAAATTTAGACCCTGTGAGAAGGCATTTTAAGCCGCAAAAACATTTCTCACAGGTTTTTAGTGGCTATAAACGCTGTTAAATCAACGTTTTAAACTTATGAAAAGGCTTTACTGGTAGCATACAGTAGTATTTACTGTATGCGTACAGCAGGAAGTAAAATACGTCATTAAACCCTGCTAGGACGGGCTTTCAGCCCATCTATAAAGCGTGAGAAAAACACTAAATTTAAACCCCTAAGCAGTTGACTTTCAGGATTTAAACAAATGCGTTAGCAGGAATCTCAAGATGTCATTAGTCGTTAGACAATGACAGAGATCCAGCGCTCAGTTCGCTGGTGGCAATGTTGATCTTTGACATTGACATAGCCTTTGACCCTAACACCTAGTACGGGCTGAGAACCGCCTAATTCATATCCGTCTCTATGAGACGCACTACGTTTCAGAGTCGCTGGACTGCACCCAGCTGGTGCTATTCAACCATCCTATGGTCTGAATAGTATCAACACCTTGTTTACACACATTTAGGGTCAACTGCTTAGGGTCAAAGGCTCTCTATGAGACTCGCTAGCGCTCCAGAGTCGTGAGACTGCACCTCACTGGTGATACAGCCTTCAAGTCTGAATGACTATCAACACCTTGCTTACGCATAGGGTCAAAAGATCTTGGTTAGTCTGTCTAATTCAGACCTTCTAACAAGACTGTTTAACAGGTCTCTTCATCAGGTTGTTAACCAACTAGACTATACTATACTAGGTAGGTCTTGCTAGCAGGTCTCAATAGACTGCTTCATCAGGTTGTCTAACAAGGTCGTATAGATCCCCTAAATTTAACGGTCGGTTAAGTGCCTTAATTGTCAACACGTTGTTCTCACCTCTTATTCAGCCTAGTGTGTTTAAACCCCTCTAAAACGTCCTGTGAGCCATTCTAGCTTTGTGTGGCATAATTATACTAGGAAAATGCTAGAATGCTCGTACGAGCCAGCCTGAGCGTCACTTTCTAGCTAATGCCTTCTAAAATTGGCTGATTGACTAGTTTGCCACCTCCTTACACACATTAATATAAGGAAGTTTGACAAAATGTTTCAGTCTAGCCATGACTCCCCTGTTTCAACCAACCTAGCAGGTTAACACAGCCTAGAATATGCCTGAGAGCCATTTAGGGGGCTTGTGAGACGTTCTATGGGTATCCTAGTATAATTTAGGCAGGGTAAAACAAAAGCCCCCTAAAGCCCCCTAATTAAGCTAGGGGAGTTTAGAAGGCCTGTTAAGTGACACTAACTAGTTGCAAGCATTTAGAATCGGTGGTTTAATAGATTTATCAAAAGCTTTGGGGCGATGGCTGTTTTTACTCGAAAGGCGGTGGTGCGTATGACATATACGTTGCCCATACTAGGAAAGGTTTCCAGCCATGCTAGCTTGGTGTTGGTTTGGATTAGCGGTCGCAAGATTCGCTTACCAAATCTATCAAGATTCCAGAAACAAATAAAAAATATCGCCCATAAACTGTCCAAAGTTTTAACGGGGCGACATTTAATTAATGTTGTTTAGTTTATAAGCCATTGCTTCAAGGCTTTTGTAAGGGTTCAGTGTTCTAGCACTGGGCCCTTTTCTTATTGTTAATGTTATAACCATAACATTGTTTTGTCAATAATAATGTTGTTTAACCACATTGCTTTAGAACAGCAATGAAATAGCCCACATAACTATCCAGCTAGTCAACATAATCCCACCAAACGTGCCCCAGTCTAAGAATATGCTGAACACGAATAACCAAAAGGCTAGTTTACGCAACCCTTTGAGGTCGTCATATGAGAATGCTGATTGACCACTAGCTTTACGGGCATTAGACCTGTCAACATTCCTACTGTGATGGTAAATTTTAAATCCTGCTGCAATCTTAACTAGATCTCGGAACATTCTGGGTTATCTCTTTTCTTTATTGTCCTCGTTTGAAGGCTCTTTGTCAGTGTCATACAGCCCTTGGATGAAGTCCTCAAACTTTTTATCGGCCAATCTTTGTGCTTCTTTCTTTTTATCTTCTTCATTCATGCGTTAGCCTCCTATTTATCTCTCTACTATTATATAGTATAACGATTCCATCTAAATTGTGTTTTTAGCTAGCTATTTATAATTAATAATAAGTAATTTATTTTTAATTATTTATTATTCTCGCTGAACTCATCTGAATTGATGGCATATTTTAGCATCGAGTCAATGACATCAACGATTTTAGCGTCCTTATGATAAGCTATATCTTTGACCATCTTATACGTGCTCTCACGTACTTGTACTGGTCTAGTGACCTCTTTCTTTTGTTTAAATGGGCTCTCATTGTCTCCTAGTTGTTGATTAGCTTGTTGTGCTAGCTTGTTCAAAAAGTCGTCAGCCATTTTCTATCTCCTCGATTCTGTGTAATTCTTCTTTTAATACCATCGTATACATGCTGATGGCCTTCTTATCCCAATAGTCTTCATCTTTAATACCAGCGTTTGAGAACAGCTTTACACGTTCCTGCTGCCATATTCGATTTATGAATACTGCATCGCCAAATGATTCAGTGGCTGCCTTAGTAATCTCACGGTCAACTTTAGCATCTCGTTTAACTAGGTACAGTATGACACCTGACACATCAAAAGTTGCATGATAGTCGTTTTTAAGCTGATACATATACTGCGCTGTCTTTAAAACGGACGTATAAGCTTGTTTCTGTGTCTGCAATACTAGCGATACATAGTCACTAGCTAAAATAGCATTGTTAGTAAAAATGGAAAGTGTCGGTGGGACATCAATAATAATGTACTCAAATTGTGACTTAAATTGTTCAATCAAAGTTTTGAGAATTAGCATGCGATCGTGGTTCCTAATTTTCTCAACTTTACCCGGCCACAAACTTAGTGACCAATCAGCCGGAATCATTGAAACATTGTCAGTTAGGTCAATGATTGAATGAGTTAGGTCTAGCTTTAAAAGTCCATTAAATAAGTCCACATTTGGTTCAGTTTTGTTATTATAGGTCGTTCTCATAATCTCAGTAGCGTTAGCTTGCGGGTCTAAGTCAATTAAAAGTACCTTGTGACCTAGCTCGCCTAGCAGATATGTGTCCATCACACTGAGGGTAGTCTTACCTACACCACCCTTAAAATTGAAGTGTAGCAAGGTTTTACAAGTCATTCTATCGCCTCCATTGAGAACAGTATAGCACAAATAATTAATAATTAAAAATAAGTAATTTAAAATAAATAATTTATTATTTATAATTTTTCCCTAGATTTGACGTATAGCTACCTATGCGTTACAATAAGCCTGTATTAAAAAAGGCCTAGCATTTCTGCCAGACCTAAAATAACTTAATATACAAAAGAAGCCCCGCGACCTCTTAATTTCGCGGGAACAACAGATAACTTATAGCTTAATTGTACGGTCTAGGCTCTCAAATTGCAAGTCTTGACATTCAATTGCTTCTTCTGGATCACAGGGGAGCCAATCCCTGTTGGTGAGCTAGCAATAGATCACCCGAGCAAACTAGCCTTAGCTTGATGAAAAATGTTAGCGCGGTACTGAGAGACCCGTCAAGTTTAGACAGCCGGTTAGTGTAGCTGATGATAAAAAGTAGACAGGTCAAGTGAGAGCCACTGCAATAAATCCCACTAGGCTACTAGCTATTCTCATATCTAGATAGTGGCTGAACGTTAATCTCACGGACGAGATGGGTGGTAAAGCAGTACAATAGTACAGGGCTATATCACAAGGCTGGTTATCCAAACAAATTAAAATATATGATGACCAGCGCCTGTTAAGGGTGCTTTTTTAATGGGTTAAATTAGTAATGCTAATCTACAAGTGGTACGGTAACGGTATGAGTGTTAGAGCGATGCGATATACGGCGACGAGCTATAACAGCAGTTTTCTTTCATTTTCAAATTTATGGGGAAAACTGTATCACTTCTGCTCAACCAGCTCTAAGCTGTAACAGTTCAAGACCAAAGTCAAGTAAATAAACCAATGGAGGTAATAATTATGAAGGTTAAACCAACTATTATACCCAATAGAGAGTGCTCTTTTTATAACCATTCAGATTCTTGTGATGTTACTTTACGTGTAGCAGATGATGATGATAATACTTTATTTGACATCTACGAAGAGATAGGTATCCCTGAATACTCTAAGTGTGATATCACTAAATATGGTGATGATGCTTCTTTAGAGTTGATAAATTGTAAGTTGATTGCTGTTCCTGTTGATGTTAAAAATCAAAGTACTATCGAGATTTATAACTATTTATCTAAGTATGCAACAATTGATAAACCGGACATAGATTGGGTTTTGACTTCATTAGGAAAAGAAATTATTGATAATTTTGATGAAAAGTTTATAAATAAATAATAATCACAAGTCATCTAACTAGGACAGTTTAAGGCAATTTCACAAAGTATAAATGTGATTAAAACAGGCTTTAAATAACCTAGTATGATCCAGCCTAATTTCACAAAGTCAGCTAACTAGGCTAAATCAAACAGTGAGTTGCTTTAAAAGGCTGATATAATAGGCCTAACTAGGCTTCACAAACTTTTACTTTTATTAATGGTCATTATGTTAACTAGCATAAAATAGTGCTATAATGAAAACTGACTCTGGCAGTTGCAAACACTCCTAACAAGTTTTGCTAGTCTCAGTCATCGTTAAGTATGCCTACTTCGATATGTGTTCAGTCAAGTTACCTAGTAACTCTTCAATCATTTAACAGTCTTATACCGACTGAGCACGATAAAAGGCCTACCCTTAATTGGATAGACCTTTTTATTTTATTCTTTTTAATGTTATTATAATAATGTGTGCGCCATTTATAAGGGAAGCGGCTATCTTTTTAAGGTAGTCACTTTTTATTGCAATTTAATGAGAATGAGCTAGAATGAAGTTGTCCTACTTATTAAGGACTCATGATGTTTCCGCTTTAAAGTAATGCCTTCTTAGTGAGCACTTACCCGGGTGCCCACTTTTTTATTATGTTGCAACTAGTTTTGATAATGCTATACTGTTCTTTGTGTCTCCGACATGACACACTACTTTCATTTAACTGGGTGTAATTGATCTGAGTTGACGCAGATTAGTTATCTCTAAATTAGCACAATAAAAAGGCCTACCCTTAATTGGATAGACCTTTTTACTTTATTCTGTTTTACTGTCGTCTATTTTAATGTCAGCACTAGTATCGGTCACATTAGTAGCCACTGCACTAGTTGGCGCCTGTGAAGCTTGGCTAGTTGAGTCTACATCATTAGTAGCTCGTTCTAGGGTGCCTGTCGTGTCCTCTGAGACTGTAACCGTCTGCACATCTGTAATTACCCCTAACATTCCAAGAATTGTCAGAATCGTGTTAATAACGGCCACAATACTAGTCCAATCACCGGCAAACTTAATGCCGAATACAGCTAGCACTTGTTGAACCAGCACAATCAACAGACTGATAATACCAGCAATCAGCTTACCATTAAATGAGCCGTCAGCATTCTTTAAACTAATTTTCTTCATAATATCCTCCTTTAAAGGAACTTCTCTGCGACATAAACTAGCAACGTGATAGCTACCCCACTAAATAGGATGCCGATCAACCAATTTTGAATAGTTGTAACGCGGTCAATCTCATGTTCAGCTTCAATTGATTTAGCTAGGGCTTTATCAGCCTTGCTATCAATGTCATCAATCCGATTTAGCTTACTTTCAATATCCTCTACTTTAGCCTTCGTAGCTGCCACATCCTCTTTAATATCCATCAACATTTTAGTTGTGTCATTAATATCACCTTGTGCCATCAGTAGACCACCCGCTTTCCGTAGGCCTGCCCGTTGGTGACACCTAGTTTAATAAAGCCATACAGGCCGTTTGAACGGGTATAACGCGCCCAGACATAATCGTGTTCAATAATGACCGCGTTGTAAGTCACACTCTCACCTTTATGATAAGTAGCCACTTGGCTAACTTTGTCGCTATCCGTGTATCGTACGGCCAGAGCCCGATTAGGATAGAACACCCCGCGTTGGCTGTATTTAACAACCTTAAAGGTGGCCTTCTTAGCTGCCTGAGCCTTTTTAGCCTGCTTAACATTGGCCTGTGCTTTAGCCTTGCTAGCAGTCGTGTAGCCTGATTTAGTAATGCCCGTTAAATCGACATTGCCGTCTAATCCGCCTGCTTTATACATGCTAGTGAATTGGAAGATAGCCACGCCGTCCATGCTAGGGAACCAGTTATAATCAGGACTAGTTCTAACCAGATAGTCCGGATATTCAGCTAACCACAGGCAATTACCATAGGCTTTAACAATGGTGCTAGTATTAACGTGGGCATTTAAATAGGCCTTGCCGGAGTATAACACTGGAGTATAGCCGTACGCCTTAATTAACTTAAATTGAGCTTTAATGACATTAGTGTTAGCTGTCACACTATTAGAAGCACCGTCCTCATAGTCTAGTGCGACAATACTACCCTTGGGCGTCCTAATACGCGGCAAGTAATAGGTCATCATCGCCGTGGCATTGGTCATATTGCCACCAACACCATCCCATAAATAGGTGTGCACTCGTTTACCAGCCTGTTGAGCCGATTTAACTTGGCTGTTATACGTGGTCTGAGGAATATTAGTGCCACCATAAAAGCCACCTGCCTGTGAGAGCACAAACTTATCGGTGCTATAGCCGAATATCCCACTATTGCCGTTATACTTAGACCAGTCGACCCCTTGGTCACGACTAGTTGAAGCCTGACTGGTAACATTGACCATTAAAAAGGCCATAAAAATGGCGCCCACCATTAAGATGAGTGCCTTTAACTTGTGCTTATTCAATTGTCTACCTCCTAATTTAATATGTCTTCTGGTGCAATCGAGAACGCTGTCTGGTCACCAATTTCTAATTTAATCTGTTTAAAATTAGCCTCTATCCCACTTGTAGCTCCCTGTTTACCTGCATAAATTAAAACAAATTCGCCATTATCAGGAGCAGTAAATTGACATGATGAAACTTCACCATTGGCAACTATTTCAGTTTTCACTAAAGCAGGTACACCAAAATCGCTCCCATAAACTGAAACAGTAACAAGATTATCAGCGCTACCAGTCAGAGTTGCAATTGTTTGGAAATTATATTTGATTCCGGGAACCAATTTTGTATAAAGAACACGGTAATTGTAATCAGAGCTTTCTGAACTAATAATTTGGTCATGGCCTTCTGTAATCAGATTTCGCCCATACACCTTAACACCGCTTTGATAAACAGCATCAACTGCCTTACCATCTTTAATCCATGTGCCGTGTGTTATGTCTGCCATTTAAATCACCCCTGAATCACATATAAGCCGGTTTTGTCGGTTAGTGCATCATACTCTGCTTGGGTGACGACTTTAACAGTATTGGCAACAATATCATTAAATTTATTAACAAAATCATCAAAAGTAATGGTGGTAATCGTGCTACCGTTGGTACTTTGAATGTTATTGGTAATAGTAAAACCAGTTGACCCATCACTAGGGTAGATTGACGTCCCGGTACTATCAACCACCCAAACTTCAATGGCATAGCTACCAGCGGTTAAACTAGTCATCAAGTCAGCATTAAAGGTAACGGTAACTTGACCAGTCGTTGGGTCGGTTAAACTAGTTGGGGCAACTGTGGTCGATTTAAGATAGCCACTAGTATTGCCCAATTTAACGGTAATTGAAGTGGCATTAGTTAAGTCCGTGGCCACATTATCATTGCCACAAATTAACGTAAAGCTAGTGGTGGTATCGCCAATTTTAACCGTTTGTGGTGAAGTATCGGTAAAACTAAGCGTTTTCGCCATCTTTAGGTGCCTCCTTCTCAGCCAACTTGGCATTGAGCTGGTCAATTTGAACTTGTGCCATCGCTAATTGCTGATCTTTAACGGCAATTGCTTGGGCATAGTTACTCGTCATCTTGTTAATTAAGGCCTGTGCATCGATATTCATAATTTAATCCTCCTGTGTGGTGGTTGTCGTAGTCGTGGTAACTGGCTTTAAAGCAGTCAGACTATCAATCAGCGTGTTTAACACCTTTAATTTAACGTTATCAACACCACCAACAATGGCAGTGTTAAAGTCGTCCATGGTAATGCTAACCTGTGAGCTAATCGCTAGTGTATTAATCTGAATGCTAATAGTCATAATGTTGTTCGTGTAATCTGGTTTATAATTTGTGATTAAAATGCTATCCATTTAATTTGGCCTCCAATTTGTTTAATCTAGCCTCTAGTTCCATGTTGTGACCGTTTAATTGGTCAATTTCTTTCTGCTGTTCTTGCACCGTGGCTAGGGTGGCATTCAATAGTACTGAGTCATCCACTCCGTTTAGCTTGCCTTTTTCGTCACGACTGATAAAGACGTCTGGCAATTGCCACTGCTTAGTATCATTCACATCATCAACAATGCTAGATAGCCTAATATGGCTGGTATTATCGTCAGTTTTGTACTGATAAGTGGCTAGGTCGATTGCATTAATTAGCTGTGCCCAATAAGCTGTGTCAGCCTTTTGAACGTCCTTCTTAACGCTTAATAGGGACGATTTAACTAAGCTAGTATAGTGAACGTCACCAGCATAAATGTCGGCGGCACCACCTTTACCCATTGCAAAGTGAATAGCACCGTTATCAGCACTAGTAAACGTATGGCCGGTATTAATGTGGAAGTTACCAATATCTAGCTCACGGTTAAACTGAATCACATTAGAGCCAGCCTTGTCGATACCAAAGTTAGCTATGTTTGAGCCCGAGTTAGAAACAATCCGCCACCAAGTCGCATTGGGGTAACCAATAATGTTACCGTAGCTATTCATAGTAATCCCAGTGGTTTGGTCTTGATCAGTCCCACTAAAGTTAATCGCCTGAGTTGTGCCGTGCAAGCTTAATCCAGTGCTGGCATCTAATATTGCATAGCCAGTTGTCTTTAGTCCGGTTGCGTTAAAGTTTGGGTCCTGTGAGGTTGAATAGCCTTCTAGTAATACTAGTTGACCAGCACCTAGTGAAACGTCAGCCGCTGAATACATGCCAGTTGCAAACTGTGTCATGCCACGTAAATTAGTTTTAACTGTGCCGTTTTTGATGACCGTTCTTAATGCGGCGGTCTCGTTAGAAATTGTTTCAAAGGACGTACTAGTAACTGAACCATCTGGTGAAAGTGTTAGCGGATAACTAGTGTTGCCATACTGATTTAGCTGTGTACAAGCATTGATAGTTTTACCATTTAGAGTCCCGGTGATATTAGCACTAGGAATAATCACGGGGTTAACCGTATCAAAGTAGATAGTTTTACCAGACAACGTCAGTTGACCACTAGATGAAATTAATGTGTTACCAGCTTGAAGATTAATTTCATCAATTAAATCATCTTTAGTAACTCTAAGGTTAATATCACTGCTTAGCTGTGTCATCTGTGAATTAAAATCAGTGGTTGAAACTTTGCTAGAAATCATTTTGTCCGTTTGCGTTTTGTACGTGTTAAAATCACTAGACTCAACCTTACTATCAATTGCTTTAGCTGTTGTAGCTTGGTAGGCTGAAAAGTCCTTAGTAGCTACCTTGCTTGCAATCAAGTCAGCAGTAGTTGTTTGATATGCTGAGAAAGCGCCATTGTCAACTTTGCTAGCAATCTGGCTAGCAGTTTGTGTTTGGTAAGTTGAGAAAGCACTATTACTTACTCTATCCGCTATCTCACTAGCCGTTTGTGTTTTATCAGACGCATACTCCGAGCTAGAAACCTTGTCATCAATCAAGTTAGCAGTCTGTGTTTTGTACGTGTTAAAGTCGTCAGATGATACCTTGCTATCAATTGACTTAGCAGTTGTAGCTTGGTAGGCTGAGAAGTCACTAGTAGCTACCTTTTGAGCTATTAAGTCAGCTGTCTGCGTTTTGTAAGTTGAGAAAGCACTATTACTTACCCTGTCTGCTATTTGACTAGCAGTCTGAACCTTGTAACTGGCATAGTCTGAGTTAGCAACCTTAGTAGCTAGTCCATTTTCTAGGTCAGCGATAGTTAGCTTTGAACCGTCTTTGAGGTCTGTCACTGCTTGACTAGTTACTTTGCCATTGTCTATTGCTGTAGTAGCTTGGCTAAATGCATTATCAGCTGTAGACTGAGCTTTAGCAGTAGCTGTGGACTGAACGGCTATCTCAGCACTGGCTTGACTACCAACCGTTTGCGCTTGGCTAAAGGCATTATCAGCTGTACTTTGAGCTTTAGCGGTAGCTGTGGACTGAACTGCTATTTCAGAGTTAGCATAGTCATAGGTGCTATCAGCAGCTGATTTAGCGGCATTAGCTGTAGACTGTGCAATTAAAACGGCACTGTTAGCATTTTCTGCCTGACTAGCCGCATTGTCAGCCGTATTTTGAGCATTGATAATTTTAATGCCATCATCGGTTAAGATGACTTGAGTTGCATTAGATTCCGCCATTTATAATCCCCCTTTCCTTAATCATCTGTACTATCATTTTCATTGATCGTCCCCTTATCAATTGTGCTAGCTGACGGCCTATTTATCAGCGGTATTGTGTACACCTTTTCACGTTCCATTGAAGCCGGATTAATTAATAAGGCGTTGGTGTTAAACGTGAACAGCATATAAGGCTGACCACTTTGATAAAATACATTGCAAGTTTCAACTTCACGGTTTTCATCGGTCAAATTAGGAAAGTCTAGGTCATTATCAAGATAAACCTCAAACTCAGCACCTTTATGCACGACATTTAAGGCCCATACTTTATGTGAATCCTCATTTGTTTCTTGACCACCACCGGCTGCAAAGTAGAAGTAAGGGAAGTCTAGGCATTCAGATTGGTAAGTGTTCTGGTTAAAATCAATCCCATAATCCGTGATATTAAAGTTGTATAGCACGTTGTAATTGCCGGCTAGCAGGTCACTAGCGTTGAGAATGTCGGTACTGCCATCGGAATAACCGATTGAAACCATATCATGCTGACGGTCATAGTTAATGCGGCCATACCCTTTAAGGGGCATAATCTGTTGAACTCGTTTATCGGTAGGCTGTAAGGTAACTCCCGCTATATATGGAAACCTAACTAGAATGTAGTTATGGTCATTCTTCAAGCTCACAATGTTCCAGATATAGATCGTGTTATTAACCTCTTGTACCCCAAACGTCCCACCATGTTGACCATGGACTTGTAACATCACTGACTGCACGGCAAACTTGCTGTCTTGTAAAGCAAACATGGTATCACTAGACCCACCGTCATCACGAGCCCGACTAGTTAGGTACTGCCCATTGCTTAAACGTGCCATATATTGAGTCGCTGAATGTGCCCCATTATCATCAGGGCCATAAACACCTAAATAGCTAATCCCGGTGGTGTCTAGCTTAATTTCAGGGTCATCTTGGATATAGTCAGCTTCAATCGTGCCGTGTAAGGTACCAACAGCATTACTGCCCGCATTGATTAAGTAGCCCGTTTGCTTATAGCTACTATCAACCGTGCCATCAGTGTTATAACGGCGCCAGATAAAGCCCTTGCTGTCAATATACGATGAAATATTGGTGCTACCTTCCCAAGCCTGTAAAATCAACCGTTTAGTTTGGGTGGTATCCGTGAAATTGTTACCGTCAGGCGTTAAAGCAACTGGTTTAATCGAACTAGCGTCCTTCTTAGCTTCATCAACCGCCTTACTGAGCGCATTTTGATACTGTTCCATCCATGCTGGGGTGGCTACTTGAACAGTTGTATACTCACCAAAGCCAACCGTGTTGCCATTTGGGTTAGCAAAGCTGATTGTCCGTTGAATAACCCGACCACTAGCGTCTAATACTGGGTCAATTAACTCATCTTTAAACCTAATCGTGGCACCTAAAGGCGGATTAAAGTTAGGTGTTACATTTACCTCATAGTAAGTCCGAGGGTGGTTGTATAGTTTAAGCATATCCTGCGCCCATGACTTTAGACCGGCTGAGTTACTAATCTGATTAGCAGTAACAATGGCTTCATAGTACAGGCCGGCTTGCCAATCGGGGTTATATTTCTGATTAGCGTCATCATCAACGATATAGGGCTTACCATCATTAACCGAGGCGATCGTGCTACCGTTAGCGCCATATGGGATTAGCTTAGTGACAGGTGTTGATACCGTTGTCCGTTTAATGCTAGTCATGTTCTTACCGAATACCGCCTCGTTATAGACCACATCATTGTTCAGCTTGTCGGTAATGACACACACCTTTTTCGTGATATTCCCTTGTGAGTCAATCTCAACATAAGGGTCAATTTCAACATCATACGTTTGAATGAGTGTCTGTAATAACGTGCTAGCTTTCGTCTTACCATCAATGGTAATAGATGGTGTCATCACATTAGTGGTCTGATAGTCTAGCGTCCAACCAGTGGCATTAAAACACTCATTAAAGGCTGTTTGAATCGTGCTGGCACTGGCAGTAGTAGCAATAGGATAATGATGAGCTAAACTGTACAAGCATAGATTGGTAAAGTTAGCCGTTGTGACGTGTTTAACAGCGGCGGTATTGCTCTCTTCCACGCTGTATATTCGCATGACATACCAATGTCCCGACAAGGAATCACAATAAGCGAGATTGTTGCCAGCGACTACTTTATCTGAATCAGGCTGACCTTGAAGCACGTCTAAAGAGCCTTGATGATCGAACTTTTTAGATTGAGCATTCAAGTTAACTGTTCCATTTAAGGCATCATCGGTTCCCACATTAACGTCATCATCATAGCTGGTACTAGTTGTGTCTGAGTCGGCTAGTTGAATCTTGACGCTGTCGTTAGAGAACTTAGTGGCTCCATCAACGGTCAGGGTACCAATCCGCTTTAAATTTGAATCTAGGATTAAATACTGGTTATTTAAAGCCATCTGTTAACCTCCTTATTTTAGTTATGTAAAAAGGCCGCCCAATTGGGAAGCCTTTCAGTGTTGTTATAGTAATCTGGGTAGATATTTAAGTGTTATTTGTGCGTCATCTAAGTCACCAATCATCGTCAGGCTATTAACCCCCGGACTAAGCTTGGGGTAATCAGTTGACCAGATTGGACTAGCTAGCTTACCGCCCACTGTGGTGCTATCAGTCTCACAATTTAAGACTATCTCTTGACCGGCATTAGCAATGTACTTAGGTGCGTCCTGTGATACATCATTAACTTGGTAAATGTCTAAGTGAGTGATTGACAAAAACGGGTTTTCATAGCCCACATTTTCATCGTCTTCAGCAATCGAGTGCTTAAAGAACACTCCACCGATACCACCTAAAGCCGATTGATAATTAGAGTTTCTATCAACGTAAGTACCATGGACAATTAGATACTTTTTAGCGTCCTTACATGGCTGACCAGAATGGGAACCACTGGTGTAGTATTGCGTGATTGACCAACTAAACACCTTGCCATTTTTAATTAAATCGAGTTCTAACCAACTGGTACTTAGTGCCGACTTTTCTTCTTTGTTAACGACCGTGATATACTTATCAACCTTCTCCTTAATGGTCTTAGTGGTAACTTTGCCAGTCTTCTTGTTTTTAGACTTCTTAACCACTGTCTTAGTCGTTGTCCCAGTCTTAATTTTAATCTTCTGGTCTTTACCGTTGCTAGAACTACCTGAGGGGCCCTTGCCATTGTAGAACGTCTCGTGTTTACCGTCACCACCGGCAAACGTGCCACCCGGTTTGGTAATTTGCAAGTAGCATGTTGGGGTACCACCTGAACTAGAATCAGCTAGACCAAACCGACCTATCGTAGCCCCATTCGGGTCTAATAACAGGACTTCTACACGCCCCATCGCACGCCCATTATGGGTACCTGAGTGCTTAATATGGTGGATTCTGGTCTTAACCCGATAGTTAGTCAGGCTGTTAGTCATACCGGTAAAACGAACACCGGGGCCATACCAGTCTGGTTGATGGCTACCATATTGTTTAACCCCATTAGCTAGCTTGACCATTAATACTTGGGTATCTCGGTTACTATCAGCTTCACCTTGATAAATGTAGTCACCAGCAGTCTTCATCTGGGCAATGGCATTGGCATCATTAGTCCATTCAGCCATCGTATTTAATACATCACTGTTAACGACCTGAGTATAAGGCTGTACTGCTACCGCTTGGTCTTCATCACTATCTGGACCTAATCCATATTCACCGCCATTTAAGGTGAAACCAATGTGTTTCAAATCGCGCTTAGGTATGACCTGAATAACCGGCTCCGTTCTAGCGGTGCCATCAACAGTGATTGTATTTAAACCGTTCTTTAAGGGTGTTTCAACCTGTGGTAAGGTTGCCCGTGGGTCAGACTGCACAAAGGTAATCGTTAAAGTCATGTCATACATACCTGTGTTAATTGGGGTCGGATCACTAATTGCGGTAATATGCCCCCAGTAGGTCACCTTAGGCTCAAAGCCAAAGATTAATGGGTACTCTTTACCATTATCACTAGGGTCATCGCTTAATAGCAGACCGCTTAAATTGTGCATTATCTGATTAAATCTAGCTTGGTTATCGGCACAGTAAATGGATACCGGTATACTAATCGTTCGGCTGGTATAGTCCGTGCCATTAAATTGGTTACCATAATAGGCTGGTATATCGGTCACCTGTTCAGCCATGGCCGGTGCACTAGGTAATACCACATTACCCATCTCAACCTGTAAATCGTCCCGGCTATTTAAACCGGCATATTCAAAATCATCTCGTTGTAAGGTCACGATTTAGCCTCCTTTTTAAGTTTAACTATGTAAAAAAGGCGCCCATTTAAGGACTACCCTTTGATTGATTGGGATACTAGTACCCCATCATTTGTGAATACTGTGAAGCTGTCTTGTTGTCAGATTTAACGGCATTAACCACGTCAGATTTAGCAATGACTGCTTGAACACTGCCCATGTTGCCTAGAATGGCTGACATTAAGCTGATTAGTTTATCAAGCTTCTCATTACTTTCACTGTTAGTAGACGCAACCTGCGTGCTAGTATCGCCATTTACAACTTGACTAGCCTGTGCGATTAACTGGTTAGCCCGACTCTTATTAGTCAATGGAAGCACCATTTCAGGCTTGTTATGCTCGGCGACTTCGATCAACTGGTTAGTGTTGACAATGCCACCATTCTCAAACCGCTTATGACCTTGTGGTCCACTATGCAACCAGTCATATTTAGCAGTACCCCAGATAGACGTATTACCAGTGGCGGTTAAATAGTCGCTGTTGTTTAAGAATGCTAATACTTGGTCAAAGCTAGACTTCCAATTGTGATGGCCCGGAAAGGCAAACGCATCAAAGGTACCTTTAGTGTATTGCAACGGCCCAAATGCACCATTACCACTAGCTGAGTTACTATCTGAGATAGTCTGGCCAATGTTACGGTTACCCGTTTCACTGTCGGCTGTCTTAATGATAGCTGACTGCATCTTAGACCAATACTCCTTGGGCACTTTAGTCATTTGAAGGGCTTCATTAATCATTGAATGAGTAATAGCTCCGCCTTCAATAGAGCCACCACCGTCATCGCCAAACTCGTTAGCTAGCTTACTGATAAATGACCAAAATCCACTACCAACTTGCTTCTTAATCGTACCTAACAGGCCACTAGATTTAGAAGACTTATCTGAGCTAGTGCTATCTGATAAACCGGGTACTCGTCCATAACCAGCAAACGTTCCATAGCCATAGCCATGAACTTTAGATATGCCCATGCCGTCTTTTTCATTTTCAGCTGAATAGAACTCGCCATTACCGGTGTAAACACCAACGTGTTCGCTCCCCTTAGAGCCAAAGAATACCAAGTCACCAGCTTTAGGGTTGCTGACATGCTTAGAAGCGGCATATTGTTCGCCTGACGTCCGTGGGAAGCTTATTCCCATCTTCTTCAAAGCATATTGTACTAAACCTGAACAGTCGAATGCACTAGGCCCAGCAGCACCCCAAACGTACTTATTAGTGGCACCGTATTTCTCCATGGCATTAACAAAGGCATTGTTAGAAGAACCACCATCTAGGCTATCGCTAACGCCACCCCATAAGGTTGACCACCACGTCTTAGCTTGTTTCTCAACGCCATTGAATAGACCTTTACCAATGTTACTAATCACGCCTGAGACGCCCTTAGAAGACCAGCTAAACAGGTTCTCTAACGACTTAACCGGGTGAGCAATAATGTTAGTGGCGGTATTAAAGAACTTCTCTAAACTGCCAACCTTTTTACCAACCCAGCTAGTCACGCCTGAGATACCACTAGTGACACTGTTTAAAATGTCACCAAATATTCCAGTACCTTTAGCGTACTTAGTCACGCCTTGCATACTCATTAACATGGCTGTCTCACTAGCATTTAATACCTCAGTGCCAGCCGGTAACATCATCTTAGTGTTGCGACCTTGAACAATGCCTGAGTCACCATTGGGGAGCATGACCATTTCTTTATTGCCAGTTTGTGGGCTGTCATTACCATCATTTAACATTGCCATAGTAGGACGTGTAATTGGGTTACGTGACCCACTAAACATACCAGTACCTTCGGCAAAATGAACATGGCTTAAATCACTAATGGTTTTCTTCTTACCACCAAACGTATGGATAACACTATCAACCGCATTAATCCCACCGTTGATAATATCAATGACATCATTCATGCCATCTTTAGCAAAGCCTTTAAGGTCTTTCCACAAACCTTTGAAGATGTTCTCAACACCGGTTCCTAAACCAGACCAGCCTGATTTAAAGGACTTTTTAAAGGTTGATAGCCAATCACCCATTGAGTGTCCGAACACTCTAGTATGGCTCAAGTCTTTATTCCAGTAACTATGCAAGTTAGACCGCATTGTATCCCAGTGGTTATTCCAACTATGTGACCAGCTCTTCTTCCAGCCAGCCCATTTGGTTCCCATACTACTAAAGAAGTTCTTAGTGTGCTTATATGAGCTATTCCAGGCATTATGCAAGTTGCTAGTCATGGTATTCCAGTGCTTTGACCAACTCTTCTTAAAACTAGACTTCCAACCGTCCCATTTCTTGCCAACATTGCTAAAGAACTCTCTAGTGTGTTTCAATGAACCGTTCCAGCTGTTTTTGAGTGATTTACCAGCGTCTGACCAGTGTTTATTCCATGACTTCTTAAAGCTAGATTTGAAGCCACTCCACTTTTTCGACATGCTGCTTAGGGCTTTACCTACTGATTTGCCTACATTTGATCCCCATTTAGCGATACCCTTGCCAAAGTTAACCACTGCTTTAGCGGTCTTATTAACCCAATCTCTGAACGGCTTAATGTGCTTGTAAGCCTCGTAGAAGGCTACACCTAGGGCGACCACAGCGGTTAAAACTAGGCCGATTGGGTTAGCTAGTAACAGTCTGCCTAATGACAGGAATGATTTACCTAGTGTTTTAATACCAGCACCTAGCACACTGAATGCTTTAGAAGCACCCTTATAGGCTATTTTAGCCGTCCATGATAGCCCCTTACCGATCAGCTTGCCAGTGCCTTTAGTAGCCTTCCATAATAGGCCAACTGATTTAGAAGCACCCTTCCAAGCGACCTTAGCCGTCCATGCTAGGCTTTTGCCAATCCCTTTAGCAGTGCCTTTAACAGCCTTGCTAAATAGGGTTAGCTCACGTTTACCGGTTTCACCTTCAACTCGAGGTTTAAAGACAATCCGGCTTAAAGCACCACCAACTTTACCGGCCGCTCCAGCGACACCATAAAGGGTGCTACCAATAGCTTTAAGCTTAGACACTGCTAGGTAAACCATGATAGTCTTACCAATAGCTTCAATGATTGTCTTGTGTTTAGCGATGTTAGCCATGGCGTCAGCTACACCGTTCATACCCTTTGAAGCGTCCTTAGAATGTCCGCCAATTAGCTTTAAAGCACCGGCTACAGCTGACCATGCACCTTTAGCTAGACTGCCAACAATACTAGCAAAGGCGCCACCAGTCTTCTCGATCGGCTTTTCATTCTTAACTAGAAAGCTGATAACATCGCCGACATACTGGCCAGTCTTCTTACCAAGTATGCCAACTAGACCTGTTAGGGACTTCTTAACATCATCTAAAGCGCCCTTCTTTTTAGACACCCCATCAATAGCCTTTTCAACACCAGCTACTAAAGGCTTAGCAAAGGCTACTTTTAAATTGGTGTAAGTGCCTTGGATAGCTGCCATCTTACCTTGAGTGGTCTCACCGAACTCATCCCATGCTTTGCCACTCGTTTTAGCAGCTTTGACCATATAGCCTTGCAATTGTGAGCCAGTAATCTTCCCAGCTGCCAACTGCTTATTAAAGGCATCTGTTGACATACCACTAGCTTTAATAATGGCCTTTTGCAATTCGGGAACCTGACTAAATGAACGTTTAAATAGGCTGGCGGTCACTTTAGAGCTACCACTTAATTTAGCGACACCTTGAGTAAGCCCGGCTATCTGGTCGCCTGATTTACCTGCGGCTGAACCATAGCTAGTTAATACCTCGGTCATGGCACGGGCTTTAGAGGTGCTGTTAGTCATGGCATAGAATTTCTTCTGCATTTGGTCAATAGCCCCACCGGACATGTTAGCCTTAGAGCGAATATCCCCAATTTGAGCTGTCATCTTAGTTGCTTCACTGTCAGACAGACCTAAATTAGTCCACTGCTTCTTAATCGTGCCCCCAGCTTCGGCTAGTTCATAACCCTGTTGAGTGACCTCTTTAATGTAACCAACTGCACTAGACGCGGCGTTACTAATCGTGTTACCAATAGCGGCCCCAATGGCAAAATGTTTAGTTTCGTCATTAGTTTTCTTTTCTTCATCGCGGACTAAGCCTAATTTAGACTTAGCTGAATCGAGCATCTTAGTGAAAGCTGAGGGTTTAGCCTTATTCATGGCTGAATCTAGCTCATTAGTCTCACTTTTAAGCTTAGCCATACTAGTTGCGGTCTCATTAACCCGCACTTGCTGGCGTTTATAGGCGTCACTAGTAGCTCCACTAGCCGTTTTTATTCGGTCTAGTTCGTTAGTTTGGGCCTTATATTGGGACTCCATGTTAGAATAGGCC